CCACATACCTGCTTTAGCATGACTCATCTGGTCATCATTCAGGTTTGATAGGCTAATGAGTGCGCTTCGTCTGACCCCTCCGACAACTACAACCTCACCAATCTTACACATGATATCGTGACACTCAACAGGGTAGAGCCTACGACCTTTTGCTGCCTTGAACTTATCAATGATAAACTCAAACAGTTCTTCTAGTGGGGCAGGGCCACTGGCACGACCACCGAATGTCTTGAGCCTTGCACCTGCAGGGCGTACCTCTGATACATCCCACTTAGGAATCTGTCCAGTGTACAGCATGGCAATCAGTTCCTTCAGTGACTTAGCCCAACCGGGGCGGCTGTCACCTACCTTGATGATTGTGTCTGTATCATGCATATCTTCATTCACAATAGGTAACTTCTCAACGTGATGACGTTCTACTGAGAAGCCAACGCCAGTGCCACACATTAAGATGTACATTGTCTCATCAAATGCACGTGGGCTATCAATGGGTACGTATGAACAATTGTATCCACCTACATGGCAACGGTCCAGTGCTGGTCCAGATGTCATTAAGGCTCTCATGCTTGGCATGATGTCTTGGTTCAGCACCGCATCTTCCAACTCTAGGCGCAGTTCAACTGGTAACTTATACTTATGGTTTGCCTTTAGATGGCTCTCCATGTAATCAAAGTAACGTGAAACTGTTTCAGTCCAAGTCTCACGCCTCTGCTCATCTTCTTTCCACCTTGCGTAGCGAGATAACGCAATGAAGTTCTGATAGTCTGTAGGTAAATGATTACTTAACATGGGGTCACTCCTGTATGGTTCTAATGTTTTTAATGTGTATGCCTTCTATATCATAGAAGTATTCTTGTATTCCTTCTTCTACCTCTTCTGATACATTCTCATCAGCAGGTACAGGATAATCTTCTGGGTCTACATCCATAGTGATGAACATCTTAACTCTTATCATCATAGCAGCCCTCTACTTCTTCTATTAACTTGTCTAAGTACCAACGTGCTTTCTTTAAGTCCTCAGTGCCATTCTTGTAACGATAACGCCATACGTATTTCATAATATTACCCTGTAGGTAATACTCAAAACCTTCACCTGTAGCTGCTACAATGGCATCAATACATTCAATGCCAGCTTGATTGTAGTGAGGTGGGCTGTTTACCATTTCATCTTTATTTGTATCAACTACTTTCATTTTTCCACTCTCTATCTCTTTCATTATATTATAGTAAGAAGTCATTATGCGCTACCTTTAGTGCTTGTGTTGAAGTCAATTTTTACTACGTTACCTTCTTCACCAACAATCTTTGGCTTACTTTCTAACTCAACTTCATACTCTTTGTCAACAGTCTCAACAACATAATTGTGAACTAATTCTCTGAAGTCTTCGTTTAGTTCCATGACAGGTATTGTTGACGCTAGCATTTTACAAAAGTGCATCATTTGAAAGTAGTCATCATCACTTAAATTGTTTTCGGGCTGTGTTACAACAGCAACATCAATCTCACCATTCCAAGAGCCTTCATCATCTAAGTAGGGTCTAACTCTTATAATAAAGTCTTGTGGTTCTACTTTATCGTAATTAATATTATCCATGTTCACTTTCTCCTTTTTATCTTGCTACCACCAAATTTAATAAATTTTGGATGTTTATTATTGCCTTTTTCTTTTAGCCAATCTTCTGGAATGATGCGGTCATAACATCTGAAACCATACTTATCACACCACTCTCCATAGGTAGACTTAGCACCCTTACGTAGCTTACGTCTACTGTTCTCAAAGACAAATCGTATATCAAGATTAGGATGCTGCCGTTTGACTGCTAAATGTTTACGTCTATCTGCAGCCGTGAACATTCCTTTTGACTCAATTATAATGCCGTTTGGAAGTATAAAGTCTGGCGTATAGGTACGGTAGGCTAGGTCTTCCCATTCAATCTTAACACACTCATATCCGAAGTCAATGTTTAACCCCTTGAGATAGTCAGATATCTTCACCTCTAAGCCTGACCGATACCCATACTTACGTGCCGCTTTAAATTGTTTAAAGTTAGGCGGCATCGTATTCTTCCGATAACTTAATGTACTGAACAATCTTAGGCTGTTTGGCCTGTGACTTAACTGCTGGTCTTTCAATAATCTCAGGCCAACAATCATACTTGAACGAACAAAAAGTACAATTCTTATTGAGTACTAAGTTACCTGTTTCTTCCCTTCTGAATGTTTCTTTCTCTGGTTTAAAACACCGTTCAAACTTATTCTCTTTTAGTTTAGCAACAGTCTCTTCTACCTTTTCAATTTCTTTATCTACGTCCATCCATTTAGCTGGCACATATTTAAAGTCACCATTGGCTTTGTTTACAACCCACCAGCCACCTGCTTGTTTTCCTGAAGCCTTTGCATACCCGGCAAGTTGTGCGATGTATCCAAAACCATCACTGCTTGCCAAAGTATCGTAGGACTCAAACTTGTTTGTGTAGGACCAGTTGGAAGCTGATTTAATATCATCAACTGCATCCCGAATGACAATATCATATGTGCCATTAATGCTAGTATCAGACAACTCCAGAGTAACCGTTTCGCTATCTTCATATTTTACTCCTGCTTCTTTTAATAATCCTTTAAAGACAGCTTCAACAATGTCTCCAAGCATCATGTTCATAATAAATGTTGTAGGTAAAGGCGTGGCAACTTCAGGCTTATTCTTCTCATACCACAACTGGCATGAAGGTCTGCCTATGTTAGACATACGTAACCTGAAGTCACCTTTACGCCCCATACTGTTGAATTGACGCTTCATGGCATCCTTTACATCAGATGCCACTTGTTCAATGGTTTCAGCAGACATGGTTGTTTTTCCAGCTACTGCATCTTCCATGTATTGATGCAACGCCAACTCATCAGGATGGTTCATTAGGCTACCTCATCGTCAAGTTCAATATCAACAAGGCCATCTACAACATCCACATCGTCTTCATCCATTTTAGAGTTTGCTTTATCTGACCATGCATTTGCAACATATGTGTTGTAGTTATCTACCCAACTCATAAAGTCTGCAAAAAGTTCTTGTTCTGTATCAGTTAGGTCAAGGCTGTTAGTGATATCCAAAGACACGGATGGAAGATAGAATGAACCACCATTTGGTAACTTACGTTCTAATGTAGTACAGGTAATATTGTGCTGTACAGGTAGACGTTTCATCTTAGCCAACTTTGCTAGTGGGTCTCCAACAATCTTGAATGCATCACGATTATCAATCTCCCAAATGAAAGGTGTAGTGTCTAACTCAACATCCTCGCCTCGCTCGTTTATAGGATTTACAAAATCTACTGTACCAAATATTGCACGTACACGTTTAATCTGCTTGATTAAATCTTGCATCTTATCTGGTAGTGCCTTGAAGTCTTTGATGTAACCAGCAGTTTTACCGCAGTTAAAGCCACCGCTATCGTCCTTCAGGTCAGATTCCATCTTAGAATCATCTGTCATAAAACTCTTAATGAAACGATTTGGTGTCTTGTCATTTCCCTTTACAAAACGCTTGTACATAAAGCGTTGTAGGTAAGGGCGAATAATTACAGAGTTAGCATAGTAGGTAGGCCCATCTGGAACATCTAAACGGTATGTGCCGCCAGATACTACTTCCATATTTACCATCTTATCATTCACTTCTGTCTGCCCCATTATGGGTGTGTGATTGATACGCATACGAGCAAGTGAGCCACCAGCCCCCTTACTTTCTGCATCTGCAGCAATGCCCATAGCTTTAGCCATAACTGCAAAATTGTTGGTATCAATTGTTGTTAATTGTGTCATATTTTTTCTCCTATGTTTTTTGAAAGTCCAGTAGTTATATCAGATAACGTCTTTTGTGTCAAGCCAATTCTCTCCTATTTTTGATTCTAATAGAAGGGGTACATTAAATGTAACTCCCCATCTTAGTTTAATTAAGTCTGATAACTCATTGTTTGTTCTGTTTATTACATCAATTACTTCTCTCTCTTCATCTGGGTGGACATCAATTACAATACTGTCATGTACTGTATTTACTATACATGACTGCATACTGTCAAGCAGTTTTTCTATGTGTAGCAAACAAAGTGGCACAATATCTGCTGTAGCAAATCCCTGCACTGGATAGTTTTTTATCTGTGTGAAGTGTGAGACACGACCAGATGACTTACGTACCACATCAGGAAAAGCATACTCACGACCAGAAGGTATCTTTATCTTCTGCTTTGTTACAGCTTCTTTAGCCAATCTGGTATGCCAAGCTGAGACTCCTGTGTACTTTTCGTTGAAGTGTGTGTAGTACTCTGCTTCGGCAGGTGTGCGTCCGAACCCCGTTGCCCCGTAAAGGGGCGCAAAGGTGTGTGCTTTTGCAGTCTGCCTATCCGTAGGCTGACCAGCTTCACTAATAACTTTAGCGGTGTATGAGTGTACATCAAACCCAGTAGATACTTCTTCAATTGCGACTCCATCTTGTGATAAAAATGCTGCGGCTCTGAACTCTAGCTGTGCCATGTCAGCCTCAAGTATCTTACCACCGTTAAACCTAGATACAAACACCTTCTTTACGGGAAATGTACCACCTCTTGGCATGTTCTGCATGTTAGGGTCTGCCCCAGATAGTCTGCCTGTTGCAGTTCTATGCTGAAGCAAACGGACATGAAGTTTACCGTCCTGCTTTGTGTGTGTAGATATACCATCCACAAAAGATGACAGGTAAGTGTCAACAGCAGATAGTCTACGTACCTTGGATAAGAAGTCTACAGCATCATGCATACCCTTTGCACGTGCAGCACCTTCAAGTGTTTCAAGATTCTGCTTACTTGTGCTGAACCCATTTGCCGATGCCCATTTAGCTGAAGGTGGCTTGAACTTTAGCCCAGCAAACTCAGGTGTGTCTTTAAATATAAAACCTACAGTGTCACAGTTCTTACAGCGACTAGGCTTTGCAAATAATGTGCCATCCTTTTTTACCTTACGGATGTAACCAGTACCAGAACATTCTGAACATTGCTCTGCAACTGTCTTATATAAACGCCTAGTACCAATACTAATTGTAGAACGAAAGTCGCTGTCATCCATATAAGGGTCTATGCGACTTGCCCATTCAGTCTTGTCAATAACCTTACGACCATAAATTACCCAAGATAACTGTTCTGGACTATTAAGATTAATAGGGCTATCACCCATAAGATTCCTAACGTGTATTTGTAATGCATTTTCAAGTTCTCTTCTCTCCTCTTCAAACTCTTTGCGTACTTCCTCTAACTTATCTTTATCCACAGCAAAGCCACGTGTGTATATACGTGCTAGACAAGCCGCCATTTCATTAGACAATGTAACTGTACCCATAAGACCAGAATCATCTGGTGTATTTAAACGATACATTAGCTTGTCAGAAAGCTGCTGTGTAGCATGTAAGTCAGCAGATAGGTACTCAGCTAACTCATCTGCTGGTATATCACGAGTGCTGTAGCCCTGCTTAAAGTATGCTTTGAGTGTATCCTGTTTCTTTGTGTCCAACTCATATCGTTCAGCACAGGCTTCCAGAGTAAGGGGCATCTTTAGCCCACGTTGTAGTACATACTCTGCAAGCATAGTGTCAAAGACAGGGCCATCATACTTAAAGCCAGACTCCCATAACCATACTAAATCATATGCTGCATTGTGACAGATAAGAACAGTAGCCTTGTCTAATTCTTCTTGCACAATGTTGTGACCATTTGTTGTAGCCTCACGCTCATTATGGTCAAAGAATATTAAATGCTCTTCACCCTTGTCATTCAGCATACCAACCATAGTTAGTGAGTTTTCAGGCTCAAAGGGGTCAAGGTGCATTTTACCGTTGCGGTTAGTTGTAGTGTTTTCTACATCAAGTGTTAGTTTCATTTATCTTCTCCTTATGTTGTTCAAGATACCTAACAGCATTTATAACAGTTGTCAAGTCATCTCTAAATCCACCAAGACCATCATTACAATGTTTACATATGTAACCACGAAAAGTGTTTGTATCATGGCAGTGGTCAAGAACCCATGTGCCTAATAATTTCTGTCCATACTTATTTACCTCATCAATAGTACGTTCACAAATCCTACACTGATAGTCAGGGTCTTGGGGGTATATATTATCTTTTCTTAAATCAGCAATTACTTTACGATGTCCTTTCTGACAAGAACGGCATGTACGCTTTATCTCTGCTTCACCTGTTTTAGTATAGGACATCTGCTGAAAGTTTGTGACGGGCTGTCTGATATCGCACTTAATACATACTAACCCATCTTCACAAACCTCTTGTACTACTTCAAACATTTCTATCTGAGACATTATGCTGTGTACCTTGCAGTCCTGTACTCAAGTTCACAATGAACCACACCATGCCAACCTGTCAGCTTATTTTTAACTACATTCAGATGACGCTGTGTGTCTTCCTCATCTTGTCCATCCACTACAGGGTTCTTGGCAATCAGCACCATAAGGTCAGCCTCTGCTGCTTTACCTGTACGTGAGCCTTCCATCATGCTCTGGTTGAGTAGTACCTTACCCTCTGCCTCTGCTGATAGCTGAGACATATAGAAGACAGCGCACTCATGTTGCTTGGCAATCTGACGGGCATGAATAGCGTTAGCCTTTAGTGCTTCATCTTGTCTAGCAAAGCCACCCTTTGCAAACTTATCACCCATGTCTAGTAGCACAATGTCGGGCTTGTATGATTTGCATATTGACTCCACCCAATTCATATCACGACCAGTAGCATCCTTAATCTTAATTCGTTCCTTTACAGGTTGGTATAAATCACGAGCCTTGCTAGGATTAGCTTTAATCTCTTGCATAGTCATACCAGTAGCGGCAGTCAAATATCTTGCACCCACACGGTGATACCCTTCCTCGTTACATAAGATAATGCAGTTGGCACCTTGATGAGC